GTCTTACCGATAAACATCGTTCCTTTGATTATGAACTTAGTAAAACCTCTCCACGCATTTTTAAATGTATCACTCTTAATAAATTCAAAAACTGCATTTCCTAAAAATCCACCTACGATAAAAGTAGCAGCTTCTATTAACTTATCTTGAAAACTCATTATTGGAGACACTGCTTTTGCTGCCTGACCCTTTATCTTATCTCCTAAATTTTTACTTTCTACCTGCTTCTCTTCTGCTTTTATTTTTGCCTTACTTGATTCCTGTTGCAATAATGCTATCTCTGCCTTCTCTTGATCAATACGGGCAGCGAAGTCTGCCTTCAAAATACCACCTATCTCTGAAAGGGATACGTTTGCTGCTTGTATATCAACTTCTAATGTTTTGAAAAGTTTTCTTGCACTAACTGTCTTTTCTTTTTCTTTCTTTAATTTTGCTTCAGACTTCTGAAACTCTTTAAGATTTATGGCTGCCTCAACCTCTGCAGCTGTCTGCATCTTCTTTGGTCTTCCTCTTTTTTTCGGTGCACTATCTACCTTCTCCTCAAGATCACCCATCTTGGTAGTTTTTATCTTTGGCAGTGCTTTCTTTGCCATCTGTTACATGTTACGTTGTTGTGCCTTTAAATTCTCTTCTTCAATGTATTGTTTGAGTAGAGTGACGTACACATCTCTCTCCCA